CAGGATCGATCTCGTTCAGCGCCGCCAGCGCGGGCATCAGCTTGCGGTCGATCAGATCCTGATCGAGCGTCACGTCCGCATGGACAGCGCCAAGAAAATCTTGCGGCGTAGCCTTGCCGTCCAGCACGTCAGCGATGACGTTGTGGAGCAGAGTGCCGGTGTCGGCGTAGATGCTGGAGGGCTTGGGCGGCATCTGGGCGACGAGCGCCACGGAGCCAGGACAGTTGATGACGCGCTTGGCGGTCGAACCGCCGACGATGCTGGAATGTTGTGCCATTAGATTACCTCAGTGGACTGTTGACGAATCAGATACTAGACTTTCCTTTACGAACATGCAATAAAATTTTTTATGAAAGAAAGCGAGATCGAACGATATTTTGTGTGGGCCGTCCAATCGTTGGGCGGCGTCACGTACAAATTCAAATCGCCCACGCAACGCGGCGTGGCCGACCGAATTGCGTGTTTGCCGGACGGTCAGACGTGGTTCGTGGAACTCAAGACGAAGGGCGGGCGGCTCGCGCCGCTCCAGAAATTGTTCGCCGCTGACATGCAGCGGTTGGGGCAGCGATACGCCTGCCTTTGGTCCAAAGAAGGGGTGGACACATGGGCCTCCAATTACGTCCGTACCAAGAACAAGCCGCTGATTTCCTTTTCGAACGTGACCGAGCCATGATCCTTGCCCCCGTGGGCGCAGGCAAGACGGCTATCACGTTGACCGCCATGACCGAGTTGATTGCTGAGGGGCACGTCAAACGGTGGCTGGTGCTGGCCCCCAAGCGCGTTTGCACGGACGTGTGGCCGGTCGAGCAACCCAAGTGGGCGCCGGATTTCGAGATCGCCATCGCCACCGGGACGCCAGCGCAGCGTCAAGCGGCGTTTGACAGCGCGGCGCCTATCGTGGTGACGAACTACGATAACATTCAATCGCTGCCGGATTTGTCGAGTTTTGAGGGCATTGTCTTTGACGAATTGACACGGCTGAAAAACCCCAGCGGCAAACGCTTCAAGGCGCTGCTGGCGCACCTCGATAAGATCCCGTTCCGGTGGGGCCTAACCGGCTCGTTCACGTCCAACGGGCTTGAGGACGTGTTCGGCCAATGCAAGGTCATTGACCAGAAGCTGCTAGGCCGCGCCAAGGGCGCATTCCTCCAGAAGTACTTCGTGTGCGTCAACCGCGACTTCGGCGATTGGCAGCCGCGCAAGGGCGCGCTGGAACAGGTCATGGATGCCATACGCCCGGCGACCTTTGTGCTGGAACCAGGCGAGTACAGCGACAAACTGCCGCAGTTAAATGTTGTGGAAATGCGCTGCGACATGTCCGACCGCAAACCTTACGAGAAAATGAAGCGGGATCTGATGCTGGAGTATGGCGGCGACACCGTTATTGCGGCAAACGCCGCCGCCGTGACGAACAAGCTCCAGCAGATGGCGTCGGGGTTTGTCTACGACACCAAAACGGAAGCATCACTAGAGCCAGGCAAGTTTCATGTGAAACAAAAGGCCATCTGGATTTCTACGCACAAGTTTGATTTGCTTGAAGAAATTCTGACGGAAAACCAGCGCGACAATACGATCATCGTTTACAATTACAAAGAAGAGCTGGCCGAGCTGATGCGACGCTATCCACATGCGCGGACAATTGACGATTTCAACGCCATCAAGCGGTGGAACGCGGGTGAGATCGAGCTGCTGTTGATCCACCCCAAGTCGGCGGGGCACGGCCTGAACCTTCAGTTTGGCGGATGCAAGATAATTTTCCTGTCCATGCCGTGGTCGCTGGAGCTGTTCGAACAGACGGTAGGACGGCTGCACCGCAGCGGCCAGACGAAGGATGTCTGGTGCTATTTGCTGATTTGTAATAAAACTATAGACGAACGGATCTGGGCGGCGCTTCAAGACAAGCGAGCGATCTCAGACATAGCACTTGAGGAACTGAAAGCATGACGCAAGAAGAAGCCCATCAACTTTGGCGGTATGATCAAGGTAAATTGTACTGGCGCGTAGCGGCTAATCGGCGGTTAAAGATCGGCGATGAAGCTGGTTGTATACATGGTAATGGGTACCGCGAAGTTGGCATAAAGGGAAAAGTTTACGGGATTCACCGCGTTGTATTCTTGATGTTTCACGGCTACATACCAAAACAAGTAGACCACATAGACGGCAACCCTTTGAATAACAAGGCTGAAAACTTACGGGCGGCAGATTCCAGCGTTAATGGATATAACCGTAAAATAAACGTTAACAGTTCATCTGGCGTAAAAAACGTATCGCTATGCAAAACTAGTAAAAAATGGAAGGTGTCGGTAGTGCAAAACGGAAAGTCGCATTATTACGGCGCATTCGCTTCGTTATCTGACGCCGCCGCAACAGCGGCGCAGGCCAGATTAGATCTGCATGGCAACTTTGCGAGGGGCAAATGAGACATAATTGGCGGGAAATTAATCGGATGTTGCCTGAACTGGATGAGGATGCCGTCCTGCGTCTGTTGGACGAAGAGCGCAAGGGCGAGCAGCGCGTTACGGTGCTGGTGCGCCTGCACCAACGTTACACGATGCTGCGGGCGGCGCGGGAGCGTATGGAGATCCTCGGCGACATAGAGTTTCCCAAGGTGATGGCGCTTACTTAGCGCACCAACCTTCGCGGCGGGCGTTGTTCTGTTTGACCTCGATGATAGTCGCCGTGGTGTCTTTGGATGACCACGACACGTCCTTCCAGACGGTGCAGACCGCGCCGTTAGTCTCGACGGTGCTGGTCAGGGTCACGCACCCGGTCAGGGGAAATATTAACAGCATCAGAAGCGCCAACCGCATTGCGTGTCCTCCGTAGCACGTCCGCCGTCGCGGCGGCTTCAACCTCAGCCACTGCATCACGTCGAACCTTGTAATAGACAGAACCTGTTAGCCCAAGGACTAACAGTGCGATGATGAAGTAGCGCCCGACCGGCGTGAACAGCAGGCTAAACACCGTCCCGGTCCATGTTCTTTTTACGCCAGTACCAGATAGCGGCGCCAAGCCCCACAACAGCCGCCATAGCAACAAAGTTTGGGTTGTTGAGTAGACCAGCGAACTGATCCGCCACGTCAACCGCGTCCTTTGCCTGCGCAGTAATCTCCTTAGCTGCACCCAGCGTTCCAATGCCTGCCGTGAGTAGCGCTGCGTTACCTTGCTTGCTGACTGCCATAGTTCTTTGCGGCGGAGCGTCAGGTGTAGCACGGTCCTCTTGCTGATCATGCGCGTATCCTGAACGAGCGATCCACCAATTTATTTCGGCCTGTCTGCGCCGCACCAGCCCTGGCAGCTCCCTGCCGCCGCCTTTGGTCCATTTCGTCAACTCGGCGGGCACTGCGTCAAACTGACCTGAGTTTATCTTTTTCAGCATTGTCGAAGATTTTAGGTTTCCGACGCCCGCGTTGTAAGCAAAATCCACCAACACGTCGAATTGGTTCTGTGTCAGTTTTACCTTGACCAGATCCTGAACGGAACGCTCATATTTGATCAGATCCTGACGCAAGATCTGGTCCGCCTGCGCCTGCGTGATGGTCATGCCATCCACCACTTTGGGAGGCCCAGCGTCAGACGTATGGCCGTAACCGATGGTGCAGACGCCCGCTGGGCAGCGGTACGCCTTCAGCTTGCAGCCTTCAAACTGTTTGACAAGGATTTCGATGGCGGGCGGGCTCATCTCCATCACTTGTCCGCCTTTCCGTCCAGCTTGTCATAGATGCGCTGGAACATCTCTTCAATGTGCGCCATGCGCTTGTCGAGATCGTCCTTCATGACGTAGCTTTTGGGTAGATCGATCTCGATGGCATGAACGTCCTTTCGAAGCATCTGCACGGAATCCCACAATTGCCGCGCAAACCAGCCGCCAATGCCAATAGCTGCGCCTGCCGCCAGGTTAAAAAGATTCTGCGTGTCCATCATCGACCTGCCAACGAATTTTGATTGCGACCGGGCGACAACGCGTTGTTACCCCTGCGTATCGTAATGGTGCGGGGGATAGAGATGTCTTCCAAGCCGCTCTGCTGTAGCTCTTCGCTTGCAAGCGGGCCTGTGATGACGTTACCCGCCGTAGACGCAGGCGCAGTCGGCGGCATCTTTGGTTGAAATCCTTTTGCTTTCGCCACGCGCTCTTGCGCTTTGGTAAGCAATTCTATAGCGCCGTCAGGATTCTCAACCATCATTTTGTAAAGCTCGACCGCAGCTTTGCGGTTGACGCGCTCTTCCATTTTTACAAGACGATTACGAATGGTGGTGTACACAGGCGTAAAATAATGCGGCGCGTCTCTAACCGACGCACCCATCTTACGCGCCTGCTCTGTTGCTAGGTCTGTCGCCATGCCTCGTTCAGCCGCGCCGCCTTTTGTCAGCTCCGCGATCTGCTGCATACGTTTCACATCGTTGGCGACAACCGTGAGATCCGTCAATTCCGCAGGGGTAAACGTGTCCGCCAGTTTGATCTCTGTGGTAAGTTTGGTCGTCGGCGCTTCCTTGGCGACCGCGCGGACATCGCGTTGGTACTCAGCCATGCGCTTCAATTCGTCAAAAGTCTTGCCGTCTTTCAGCCCAACTTTCAGCGCCTTGGCGTTGTCGGTCAAATATTGAAGCGCCTTCTCAGGCTCGTTAGCTTGGATCA